AAAAAGTTCAGGCTGCCTCAACTTTTTTTGCTTGACCCGCGCCGAACCCTCTGACAGGTTCACGTCATGACACACCCTATCACCCGCTACCGCAAGGCCCACAATCTGACCATGGCGGCACTGGCCGCTAAGGCAGGCATTAGCAAGAGCTACCTGTCAATGATCGAAAAAGGCAGCAGTTTCAGCGTCTCGACCGCTGAGGCGCTGGTTAAAGCCTGCGATCACAATGTGTCTATTGAAGCGCTGATGCGCGCCCGTCGCCGCACCGCTGCTTAATCTTTTCTTTGCGACAGCCGCTCCCGCACCGGCACGCAAACCCTTCACAGTGCGGCAAGGAGTTCACTCGTGTTGAAAATTATCACAGCAGATCAACGCTTGGCAGAGATACGAGGGCCGAAGATCCTTATCGCTGGACCCCCTGGCGTTGGTAAGACCTCGCTCCTGCGCACCCTTGATCCCGCAACTACGCTGTTTGTCGATCTCGAAGCTGGCGATCTTGCCGTGCAAGACGTGCGTGTTGACCAGATCCGCGCACGCACTTGGGAAGAATGCCGTGACCTCGCCTGCTTCCTCGGCGGACCTAATGCCGCCAAGCGCCCCGCAGACGCCTACTCGCAGCAACACTATGACCATGTGGTCAAAACCTATGGCGGCGCCCTTAAGCTCGAGAAATACGGCACGTATTTCATTGACAGCATCACCGTCGCGGGGCGCGTCTGCATGGCTTGGGCGCAGCAACAGCCCGAAGCCCACACCGCTAAAGGCGATCTGGATACACGCGGCATGTACGGCCTTCTTGCTCGCGAGATGGTCGCTTGGCTCACCCAGCTGCAACACGCACGCACGAAAGCCGTTGTGCTTGTGTCAATCCTTGAAAACGTTAAAGACGACTTCGGACGCGCAAGTTGGAGCTTGCAGATCGACGGCTCCAAAGCCGCTCGCGAACTGCCAGGCATCGTCGATCAAGTGATCGGTATGGCTATGGTCACTTTTGGCGAAGCACCCGAAAAGCACCGCGCCTTTCTCTGCACCCCTGAAGCCGACGACCTCGCAGGCTTTTTACCCAAGGATCGCTCAGGACGTCTCGACGCCTACGAAGAACCCCATCTCGGCAAACTGCTTACCAAGCTGACCGCACGGCCCGCGGCGACGCAACTCGCGTCGAAAGAGGCCTAGGAGAAACGACCATGGATTTTGACTTCAACACCGCTGAGCGCTCCACTTCAGGAACCCTCATCCCCGCAGGCACACAAGCGCCCGTCGTCGTCAATGTCAAAGCCGGTGACCCCGGCACAACAGACGAAAGCCTCATCCGCACCAAAAGCGGCCTTTTGCAACTGGTGCTCGAGATGACCATTACCGAAGGCGAGTATTCCCGCCGCAAGGTTTGGCACCGTCTCACCATGGGCGCCGCACCCGGCCTCACTCTGACCGAAGGACAGCAAAAAGCCGTCTCGATCAGTCGCACCTTTCTGCGATCCCTGATCGAGGCCATGCGCGGCATCAGCCCGACCGACGACAGCGCCGCCGCCATGCAGGCCCGCAAAATTGAAAGCCTCATGGATTTGGATGGAGCCGAAGTCTGGGTCGAGATCGGCATTGAAAAGGACAAGACCGGCGAGTACGGCGACAAGAACCGTATCACCAAGATTGTCCACGCCAACGCACCCGGCCCCTTCGCACCTAAACCCACCACCAAGAAAGCGAATTGGGCATGAGACCGCACAAACAAATGCGCGCAGCCGTCGCGCAAAAAGGCTTCGATCACCTGGTTGCACAAATCAGCGATGGTCTGCTTACAACTGACGAAGAGGCGGGCCTTCGGGCCTGCCTCCCTAAGCTCGCCGAACTGGCCGAAAAGATGGGCTGCCTTGAAAAACCCCTTTCAGACTGGAAGCCAGAAGAGATGATGCGCTTCCTTGTCCTCGCTGTGCGATCAGCCGTGCCCCTCCGCTCCGTGTCTGACCACGACGCTTACCATCGTTTCAACGACGACATTCCTTTTTGAGGCCCACATGATCGACTTAGACCTCAACACCCTGCGAATGCAGCGGGTCGGCTTCGCAAGCAGCATTAATGACGCCATCGATGCTGGCCTTGAAAATTTAGTGGAGCATCCAAGAGACTATCTAGGAGCCTCTCTGATCGGAGACGAATGTTTTCGCCGCATCCAGTTCGAACGCCTTGCGGCACCGGCTAAACCCATCAGCGGCAAACTGCGACGCATCTTCCAACGCGGACACGCAGGCGAAGCCCTCGCTGTCGATTGGCTTACAACCGCAGGGTTCGTTGTGTCTCGCCTCAAACCAGACAACAAGCCCTTGGGCTTCTCCGTCGCACAAGACCGCTTTCGCGGCCATGTCGATGGCGTCCTCAAAGATGGACCAATCGCACTAGAATACCCTTGCATCTGGGAATGCAAAGTCCTCGGCGCAAAAGGATGGGGCAGCCTTGTCAAAAACGGCGTGGCCAAAAGCCACCCCAAATACGCTGACCAGATCTCACTCTATCAACTCTACATGGACCTCTTGGCTCCAGCGCTCCTGACCGTCGTCAACGCCGACACAATGGAGCTGTGGCACGAACTCGTGCCTTTTGATCCCGCCCGCGCACAAGACGCCAGTGATCGCGCTGTGCGTATCCTCGAAGCCATGCAAGCCGGCGAACTTCTCCCACGCGCTGCCGATAGCCCAAACTATTATCCTTGCACCTTTTGCCGCTTCGCTGATCATTGCTGGCCATGACCGTGATCCACGAACTCCCATGCCGACCAAAACCCGATATAATCACAGCCTTTGTGCAACGGCTCTTCGAACACGTTCCAGCCGCACACAAAGGCCTGGTCGAACTTGCATGGACCTCAACACGCAAACCACATGACCTTAGATCAGCCAAGCTGTTTGATCTCGCAGACCTAGACACCCTCGCAAGCTACGCAGCCGCACTCAACGCAGCGCCTAACCGCAACGCTTACATCTCCGCTGGACTGCGCCGACCCAACACACCCACAAATGCCCGCAGCCAGGATGCAGACGTCTTTGCACTTGCAGCCATTAAAGCCGATTGCGACGCACAAGGCTCCTTCAGCGCTACCATGGCTGTTATGGAGCGCATCGGCATAACCCCATCTCTCGCCGTCATCACAGGGCGACACCCATACACCCGCGCGCAACTCTGGTGGATCCTTGACGAACCCACAGAAGACCTTGCCCTAGCACGCCAGATCGAACGCGCCATCGCACACAAGTGCGGCACAGACACTCAAATCTGCAACCCATCCCGCGTCATGCGCCTCGCAGGCTCCGTCGCTTGGCCCCTCAAAGAAGGCCGCCAAGTCGAAATGACTGACCTGCAAACCATGACCGCAGAACCCTATAATCTCAACGTCATAGCTGAACGATTGCGCGCCGCAGGAGCTATGCCGGTTGAAACCCAAACCAAGATCCTGGATTTTAACGACGCCGACCCCACCCTTGATCTTGAACAGCTCATCCTTGCCGCAGCCGAACAAGGACGCTGGCACAGACACGCACTCCTTGCCGTCGCACACCTCCTTGGACGCGGCTGCCCGCCAGATATAGCCCTTGAACTTCTTACCCCACGCCTGCAACAACCAGGCTACACCTACCAGCAAACCCGCAGTGACCTCCTTGTGATGGTCAAAGGCGCCATCAATCGCGGGCTTTATCATCCCTACACACCAACAGAACCGCCGCCCGAACCACCCTTAAACGAAACGCCAGAGCAGGAACAGCCCAAACAGCGCGACCCTTTTCCCTTGATGGCGATCGATCAGATTGACGCCACACCCGCACCTTCCTGGCGCATTGAAGGCTATCTCCCAGAACGCGGCTTTGGCGTCTTGTTCGGCGCTTCCGGCACCTTCAAAAGCTTTATCGCTCTTGACATGGCTTTGTCCGTCGCCCACGGCCTCGACTGGCGTGGATGCACCGTCACCCCCGCGCCTTGCGTCTACATCGCCGGTGAAGGCTCCTACGGCATTGCAAACCGCATTCGCGTGTGGGTCCACCACCGCAAACAAGACGCACCCTGCACAGGCTTCTGGCTCGCACCTGTCGCCGCAAACTTCCTTGACAAAAAATATGTCCAGCTGATCATTGATCGGCTGCTTGCCTTGCCGGAGCGACCCCGCTTCGTCATCGTCGACACCCTCGCGCGATCCTTTGGGGCAGGCGACGAAAATGACGCCAAGGACATGAATGCTTTCGTTGCAGCATGCGATTATTTGGTTGCGCGTCTTGATTGCTTTGTTCTTGCTATCCACCACAGCGGCAAAGACAGCGAACGAGGCGCGCGCGGTTCTTCCGTCCTGCGAGCCGCAGCTGATGTAGAGATCAAAGTAACTCGAGGTAGTGGTGACATGATTGCAAGCATTGTTGTTACCAAGCAGAAAGACGCTGAAGAAGTTAGTGCTCGATCAATGCGCCTTGTGCCAGCCGAAGCGACGCACCCCGAGACCGGCGAGATCATTTCCTCGCTGCTGCCAACCCTGGATGAAGCGGTCGACCCCTCTAAGGGGTCTTCGTGTCGCCTGACGGACGCACAGCGAGAAGTAATTGACTTGCTTGAGGTCGGGTCTGGATCGCTTGCGACCCTCGTTGCACGATCCGGAAAGGACAAAAGCAACCTTCGACGCACCCTCAATGGGCTGATCACGATGAACATCGTTCATCGCGACGATCGCGGCGTTTATGCCCTCGTGGTCAACCCGCAAACCCAATAGTAGCAAGGATAGGAGAATTATTTTGACCACGATTGACCACGATGACCACGAAATTGACCACCCGAAGCTTCCTAGCGTGGTCAAACGTGGTCATCATCCTTATAGGATGACCACATTGACCACGCGCTTGACCCTGCCAGTTGGAGGTCGATGAATGGCGGCCCTAAAAAACAGGCTCATGCCTCTGACAGGTTGTCGTGTTCGGTTTGCCGGCGAACGCCCGTATCAGCGGCAAGACGGCTTGATCAGCACGCTCTGGGATTGGGAAATCACCTGCGTTGTTTGTCATGACTGGTTCGTGTTTTCGCAAGCATCTTCAAGCCGCATCGGCGACAAAGGGCCAGAGCTGGACTTAGGGCGGCTGACAAGGCGCTGTCCTGAATGCCGAAAACAAGACCGGCAAGTGAATAGCTAACTTGCTCTTGACGTCCCCGCTCAGATCAAGGCAAACCGGCAACA